AAGGAGATGTTCTCACAATGTCCGCAGAAACACATAAGTCCGCACTACAACAACAATTAGAAGAATTGGCCAGAGTTGGAGTAGGTGGCAAGTATAATAACAAAGAAGACCAATTAGCAGTAATTCAAAAAGAGTTAGACCACGAAGAAGCTATGCTTAGAGGGGGTCAGGCTAGATACCATTTAGAGGTAGATAAGGCCAAAGCTAGACGTGAAGAAGGTACAACCTTATATGGCCTAGTCCTTCAGCAGAAATACATCAATGTCTTATCTAATATGATTAATGATGACATTAAATTGATGACTACTGGCACAGCAGGTAACCATCAAACAGCACTTAAAATTATATGCCAATGTCTGCCTTCTAAGGCTTTTGATAATGGGGTATTTTTAGACAAAAGTCCTAGTGTTTGGGATACTTGTTCTCTCATAGTCTTAAAGAATACGATTGATGGTATCTCCAATACAGTCACCATTAATAAACTAGCTATTAATATTGGTATTGGGCTAATGCACGAAGCCAGAATTACTCATTTTAAGGAGAATGATAAGGAAAATTATCTGAAAACTGTAAGGAAGTTAGCAGACAAAAACATTCCTCAAAAGACTAACAGATATAAATACAAGGCTAAGGTTTGGACTTACATGATGAACCGAAGCAGTCTCAAATTTGATGATTGGACTAACGTAGAGAAGTTACACTTAGGTGTGAAAATGCTTAGTTATCTTGAGAAGCTAGGATTAGTTAAACATCAAAATAGAAAACAAAAGAAAAATAAAACAGTTACTTTTATTGAGCCAACAGCATTGATTGTTGAGGAGATTAAGAACTTTAATATCAGAAACGAACTTTTGTTTCCCACCTACAAACCAATGGTAGCACCACCACGTGATTGGACTTCACCATTTTCAGGTGGATATTATGGCAAAAGATTTAACAAAGAAAATAAACCAGAGGAGATAGCAGATGCACTACAATTTCATAAAACAAACAAATAAAAGATACTTAGAAGAACTAAACAATAGGTGGCATGAGTTTCCTGTTGTAAGTGATGCAGTAAATATAATGCAAAGAACTGAGTGGGTTATTAATAAACCTGTGTTTGACGTATTTAATACCTGCGTTATGAATAGTTACCAATTAGGTAAACTACCAATTAACCCAGAAGATATACCATTACCACCTAAACCATTTGATATAGCTACAAACAAAGAAGCTAAAACTAAATGGAAAAGAGAAGCGTCTACTGTTTATAAAGATAGAGCAAAAGCAAAATCACAATTTATTCAGGTAAGACAGATATTGGCAGAAGCTAAAGATTATCTTGATAAAGGAATATGGTATTGCCAACAGCTAGATTTTAGAGGTCGTGTGTATCCAAAATCTACGATGTTATCACCACAGAGTGCTGACTATGCAAGAGCATTACTTAAATTTAGATTTGGTAAACCAATGGGTAGTAATGAAGCATTTGAAAACTTTGCAGTTGCAGGTGCAGGTTTATTTGGTGAGACAGATAAACTTGAGTTAGCTTATAGAAGACAATGGGTAATTGATAATGCAGAAAAAATTATTAGTACTGCCAACAATCCTTTGACTGATACATACTGGACTAAAGCAGATAAGCCTTATAGTTTTTTAGCTTGGTGTATAGAATACAGAGACTTTGCATTAACAGACTTTGACCCAAAGTTTATTACTACATTACCAATACATTCTGATTGTTCTAACTCAGGTCTACAACATTACTCAGCTATGATGAGAGATGAAGTAGGTGGTAAGGCTACAAACCTTATACCTTCTAATAGACCTAATGACGTTTATCTTTCTGTTGCAGAAAAAGTTATAGATAAATTAGAGGATATAAAACGAACTGGTGACTTGAATTTACCTGAAAGTAAAAGCAAGAATAGTAAGGCCAGAAAGCTAACACCTGAAGAACATAAGCATTTAGCTACTCAATGGTTAGATTATGGAATAGATAGGAAAATCTGTAAGAAACCTGTGATGTGTCTACCTTACAGTCTTACTCAATACTCTTGTAGAACCTACATTCAGGCTCACGTAGAGAAAGAACTGATTGAAAATAATAGGCAACATGAGTTTGGTGATGACTTATTTCATTCAACACATTGGTTAACTAAAATAGTTTGGGCAAGTATTAATGATGTAATTGTTGGTGCTAAAGAAATTATGAAGTTTATCAAAGCTGTAGCAAAATTAGTTGCTTCAGAAAACTTACCTGTATCTTGGACAAGTCCACTTGGTTTACCAGTTTTTATGTCAGTATATAAAAAGGAAAGTAAAAGAGTGAAGACTAGAATGGGTGATAGTATAATTAAACTTTCTATAAGTTCTATGACAGATAAAATAGATGGTAGGAAGACACAACAATCTATCTGCCCAAATCTTATCCATCAACTTGACAGTTCAGTATTAAGTTTAGCTGTAGTAAAAGCGTCAGAACTTGGTGTTGATACTTTTAGTTTAATTCACGATAGCTTTGGAACTCTTTCACCAGATAGTGATAAAATGTCTTTAGCATTGCGTGAAGCATTTTGTGAAATTTATAGTCAAGATGTACTAGCAAACTGGGCTATAGAAATGAAGCAAATGTTATCTGAAAAAAATCAAAAGAAATTTCCACCTATACCTGCAAAAGGTAACCTAGTTTTGGAAGACGTTAAAAAGTCTGTATTTTTCTGTGTATAGTTTTTTTAAACAAATGTCATCGACACATGTATCAATTAAGTTCCCCTAATGGCTAATACAACAATTAACCATAGGAGTACAATTATGAATGAAGCCACAAATGTAAGTGAATTGGGTGAAGCACTTTATCCACACTTAAACAGACCTGACGTTAAATTTAACGAAAATGGTGAATACAAAGTAAACCTAAAAATACCTGAAGCAGATGCAAAAGGTATGATTGCTTTATATGAGAAAGCTATACAAAGTAGTATTTCTGAAGCTGAACAAAAGTTAAATGGTAAGAAGGTGAAGTTAGCACCTAAACCATATTCAGTTGAAGATGGCTTTGCAGTTTTCAAATATAAAATGAAAGCAACTGGTATCAACAGAAAAACTAAAGAGCCTTTTAGTCAAAGACCTTTACTGTTTGATGCAAAGAAAAATCCTCTTAATCCAACTTCTTGTAATATCTGGGGTGGCTCTAAGATGAAGATTGCTTACGTGTTGAGAAGTTATTACTCACCTGCTTTAGGTGCAGGAGTAACAGCACAACTAAAAGCAGTTCAAGTAATAGAGTTAGTCGAAGGTAAGCAAATGGATTTATTTGCTAAAGAAGATGGCTACGAAACAAAAACGTCAGCAGAGGAGATGAATAATGTACCACAGGCAGAAGTTCAAACGAGTACAGATTTCTAAAGACGTTACATTAAAATCAGGATTGGAAGAAGTTGTTTATCATTATTTAACTAATGAAAACTGTGCTTTTAAATATGAAAGTTTAAAAGTTACTTACTTCCAACCTGAAGTTAAAAAGACTTATAGACCTGATTTTCCAATTAAGGGTTCATTTATCATAGAAACTAAAGGTGCTTTTAATAGTGCCGATAGGAAGAAGATGAAACTTGTTAAGAAGCAAAATCCTAAATTAGATATTAGGTTTATCTTTTCAAATTCAAAGACAAAGATTGGTAAGAAAAGTCTCACTACTTATGGCAAGTGGTGTGAACTAAATGACTTTCCATATCATTGTATTTATTCAACACAACAAACCTTCCCAAAGGAATGGTTAAAAGAAATTAAGGAAAAACAAAATGGCAAGACAAGAAACTAAATACATAGTTGTTCATTGTTCTCAAACTAGACCTTCACAAGATTGGGGTGCTAAAGAGATAGATAGAGTACACAGAGAATTTGGGTGGTCTAAAATTGGCTATGGTAAAGTTATTAAAAGAGATGGAACTGTAGAACAAGGTAGAGCAGACGATGCTGTTCAGGCTCACGTCAAAGGATATAACCACATGGCTTATGGACTTTGTTTAATAGGTGGTGCTAAAGAAGATGACTGGCGAAAACCAGAAGATAACTTTACTGCTGAACAATGGCAAAGTTTATATGACACTCTTAATGAGTTAGTCGCTAAATATCCTGAAGCTAGAATTGTTGGACACTATGAGTTAGACGAAAGTAAAACTTGTCCAAACTTTAGTGTCAGAGATTATTTACTACACGAGAATATAAAAAATTATAAATTTCAAGATGGGTTAACTGACGAAGCTGATTTAGCTGAGTTAGAAGCAGAAGACTTTCCTGAACTTGAAGAAGATGAATACTAAGTTTCTCCATCATAGCCCTTGTGAGAACTGCGGTAGCCGAGACAATCTAGGCGTATGGGAAGACCATACTTATTGTTTCGGTTGCCGACAGTACAACCAATTAAATGGAGAGTTACCAGAAGTAAAACAGAAAACAGAATTTAAAAATATGATTGATGGAATAGTAGAAGCATTACCAAGTAGAAAAATAGATAGTGAAACTTGTAAGAAGTTTAATTATC